TTATGATGATGTGCTTTATGAACATGGAGAAGGCGGTCAAGCACAAACCAAAGCAAAGAACAACCTGATGTCAAGTGTTTGCGGTCATACACATACTGAAGCGTACACTCGCTGGTATGTTGGAAAAAGATTCAGAGTGTTTGGAATGCAAGTGGGTTGTGGAGTTGATTCTACTACTTATGCAGCAGCTTACGCTAGAAACTTCAAGAGACAAGCAATAGGTTGTGCGGTTGTACTCAATAACGGAACTCTACCCATAAATCTTTTGATGCCATTATAATGAAAGACAAAATATCTTGGCAACTTTACTTGTTTTACATGTTTATCATAATAGCTATTTTAAGCCTATCTGTATAGCTTCTAAGCCACTTTCACTTCTTTTTAATACCTATATACTGTAAGCGTATTACAATCGCTTGTACAGTCTTTTCTTATTGTTTATTACTTTGTTAATAACTTTGTAAACAATTGTGTTAATAATTAAAAAGTTTTGTATCTTTGCTTCGTATTAATCAATAAAAAAGAATTATGAAATTTACAAGTAAAAAAACAGGAAAGTCATTTATAATAAGCGGAAAGGCTGCTGCTGACTTTTTGTATGCTAAAAATGCAAAGGGAGAATTTATTAACGATCTTAATAACTATTATATAGACAAGAAAGATGACATTAGTCAAGTTAAGTTTTACTTAGGCTGTGTAGCTATGAGCCTTTTATTTATAGGATCAGTTTTATTACACATACAATTAAACTACTAATTATGAGACTAGAATGTGATACTTATGATTTTTACCCTGATGGGGATTATAAAACAACAGGGAAATGGAATAGTAACCTTAATTGCTTTGAAGCTGACATTGAACAATATAGTAAGTCTATAAGGATCTTTGGAACAAGAAAGCAAATAGACAAAGCTCTTGATGATTATTGTAAAAAGTCAGGACTTAACTTAGATGAAGCTTTTGACTTCACAGATAAAGATAGATTAAAAGAATACGCTAAGTCTTACAAAAACAAAGCATTAATAATAAATTTAATATAATGGAAAAATATCTTGAAAACTTAAAAAAAGAACTACCTTATAAATGGAGAGTACAATCAGTTAAATATGGTAAGGCATCTTGTGTAGCATATATAGATGCAAGAGATTGTATGGACTTGTTAGATAAGGTTGTGGGTGTTGGTAATTGGAAAAAGTCTTACTATTCTGCTGATGGTCTTTTGTTTTGTAGAGTAGAAATATATAATGGCAATGAGTGGGTATGGCAAGATGATACAGGATCGGAAAGTAATGTAGAAAAAGACAAAGGACACGCTTCAGATGCTTTTAAAAGAGCTTGTGTTGGTTTTGGTATTGGTCGTTTTTTATACCGACTTCCTATACAAACACTCCAAGCTAAAAAACATACTAATGGCAGGGAGTACCCTTATTCTCCTGAAAAGGACAAAATAATTTTTGATGGTGAAACTTTGAGCAAATATATAAACTGGAAAATTAAAAATAAATAATTATGACTATACCTATAAACAGTATTAACAAACAAGAACCAGATACTCAAGTTAACAACTTGTTAAAAGAAAATGCCAGGGTAAGACAAAACAATATGGAGTTAAAGCTGCAAATAATAGAAGCAAGAAAAACAATAAAACAAATCAGAGAATTAATTAAAAAATAAAAAAATGGAAATTAAAGGAAAACTAAGTAAAAAACTACAAGCAGAAGCAGGAACTTCTAAGACTGGTAAAAGATGGGAGAGTCAAATTTGTATAATAGAAACTGAATCAGACTATAACAATCAAGTAGCACTTAAATTTATGGGAGATAAGATCAGACTATTAGATAATCTAAAAGAAGGGGATAATGTGATTGCAAATTGCAATGTATATTCAAGAGAATACAAAGGTAGATTTTACAATAATATAGACTGCTGGAGAATAGGGCTTAATAATTCAGGAGTTAATACAGATGATTTTGTAGAAGTAGGAAATGAACCTTTCTAATATGACTCACGAATTAAACTTTAAAGCATTATGCAGTCTTGCTACTAGAGTAATGGGATTGCCTAAAAATTCTTTGGCACTTAAAACTAGGAAAAGAAATATACAAGCAGTACGATCTATTGCAGGTTACATAGGATTGACTGAGGAAAATGTTCCTAGACATATAGTGGCTAAAGTTTTAAAGAGGGATAGGTGTATAACTTACCATTATGAAAGTCACCATAAAAAAAACTTTAAGCATTGTAGTGTTTATAGAACAGCTTTTCGAAAAATATTTCAAGCATACAAAGATATAGATGGTAGCAAGAAAATATTTACAGACAAGCATTTTATGAAAAGTCACTTGCTACAAAATGGTGTTGTTGAAAAGTTAGATTCTGATGTTTTACTAGAAGTAACAAGTGGTCAAACAACTTGTATAATTAAAACATCCTACTTTGATTATTCTAATCAATTAGAAATTGTTAAGTTAGCACTCAAAAATTATCACTTTACAATAAAAATAATTTAATGCAAAAACCAAACTACTACGCAGTTATCCCAGCAGATGTAAGATACAATAAGAATCTATCTCCTAACTCTAAATTATTGTACGCTGAGATAACTGCTTTATGTAATATGAATGGTAAATGCACAGCATCAACACAATACTTTGCAACTCTTTACAATGTAAGCAAAACATCTATTCAAAACTGGCTAAAGTGTCTAGTGGATAATAAGTTTATAACAAGGACAACTATTTTTAAGGAGGGTACTAAAGAAATATTGTCTAGGCACATAAAATTAATTAAGCAGCCTACACAAAATAAGTTTAGAGATAATACTAATATAAATATAAATAATACTAATCTTACAGATAGTAATAAAAAGGAGCGTTTTAAAAAACCAAGTATTGATCAAATTGAAGGTTATTGTAAAGATCGTAATAATAATATAGATGCAGAAGCGTTTATAGATTTTTATGAAAGCAAAGATTGGAAAATAGGAAAGAATAAAATGAAAGACTGGAAAGCTGCTGTTCGGACTTGGGAACGCAGAGAAACAAAGAAACCAAAAACAATGTCTAAGCTAGATTCACAAATTAGTGCTTGGCAAGAAGCAAAAAAATTATTATAATTATGCATCCAGAATTAGAACAATTTATTCATGAGGATTTACTTGATGAATTACATCAGTTACAAGACTATTCATTATGTCCTGCTGATATATTAGATACTGTATATTTTTTTATAGAGGATTTTGTTGATGATGAAGTAAACAGGAGATTAGATGAATTAGATGACACTATAAAAGATATTAAATTATGAAACCACTTAAACAAGAAAACGTAAAAGACTTGACTGAAAAAGTATTAGACTTAGTTGCTAAGACATCAGTAGAAATAGGGCATAAAACAGATCCACAAACTATGGCTACGCTTAGCAAGATATTTGCTCAAGACTTAATCAAAGAAAATAGATTTGGAAACATGACTTTCAACCAGATTCAGGATGCTTTTCATTACGGTGTAAGATTTGCAAAAGATGAACCGTTTTTAAATATAAGAACTTTTTATAAGTGGGTATATGCTATGAAAAAAATGTGCGACTCTGCAACCTATCAGGTAGAAAAACTAGATATGCCAAAAGAGGATGTACCTTATTATCAAGAGAAAATTAAATTATTAACATAAAAAAGAGGGTTAAAACTAATATGAAAATTAATTTGTGAGGTTATACTTTGTAAAGGTTATCTCCCTCTTTTTTTTAAAACTTAACAAGATGATTGGATGGGTAATTATAATAGCTGTTTTACTACATATTAACTATAAATTAAAAGAATGAAAACTAAAGAAATTGTAAGAGAATTACTTACCATTAAACCACATTTAAGAGATAATGATAATATGTTAATTGCTGCTTATTGGTGGAAAGAATTAAAGCGTAAAGAAATAGATCCTAATAAAATGAATGGATTAGAATTCATGCAGATGTTTGCTAATAACAAACTGACAAACTTAAAGACAATAGAAAGAATGCGTAGAAAACTACAAGAGGATTGTCCAGAATTAAGGGGTAAGATATACGCCGCAAGAAAGGGTAAGATCCAAGATAAATGGAAACAAGACTTAGGATATGAAGTCTATTAGTAAACTCAAAAAAGAACTAGATAAATGGTTTAGTCTTTTTATTAGGCTAAGAGATGCAACTGCTGAAGGAATGGTTCAATGTTATACTTGCGGCTGTGTTAAGCATTATAAATCTGGAATGCAATGTGGGCATTTTCAGTCAAGAAGTTTTTTAGCTACAAGATTCGATGAAGTTAATTGTCAACCACAATGCGTAGGCTGTAATATGTTTAAACAAGGAGAGCAGTATAAGTTTGCTTTAGCATTAGACCATAAGTATGGAGAAGGCACAGCTCAAGAACTGCAATATTTAGCCAAGACAATAGTGAAGTTTTCTAGAGTAGATTATGATGAAAAGATTAGTTATTACAAAAGCCTTGTTGATAAATTAAAAAAAGAAAAGGGAATAGAATAAATTTTTATTATAAATTTGAATATGCAAAATGCAATATATTCAAGTGAGAATCATAAACAGATCATTGAAATATATGTTGAGATGTGCAAACAGTTTGCTCAAGAAATAGCAACGAAAACAAAATACAATAATTATTTAGAAGTATTACAATTAATAATAGACTATTCAAATGGATATGGCACAGGCGTTAGAGAGAACAATTTTTATGATTGGATAATGATTATGCCAATCAATGTATCAGTTATGACTAGCGGCTTTTTTGCAGGTATAGAAACTAAAGGCAATGCAGCAGTAGTCAGGGCTTACAAAGTGGTACTAGATCAAATGCTACAAGAAACGGTAGACAAACTAGATAAACTAGAACCAACCAATGACTGAGATCTATATAGAAATATCAAAGCTGACAGATAAATTTAGGACAATGGCTTACGGTATTACTAAAGATAAAAACAAAATACATGAAGCTGTCCAGGAGCTGATGCTTTATCTCCTTCAAGCAAATCCCTCTGTAATTAAAAAAATTTATGATAACGATGGGATAGATGGATTAACAAGATATGGAGCAGTAGCACTAAGAAGGGCATTAACAAGTACAAGGAGTAACTTCTATTATAAGTATGAAAAATATTACACGCATATTGACAGCACTATTTATTCTACTAATCGTACCAGCGTTGATGATTTTACAGTATCTGGCAGTTATCATTATAGAGATATATCAAACTTTCCAAACGAGGAAATAGATCACGAAAAACTTAATAAGCTAGAAAAGATTGATTGTGTTTTAGACACTTTGCATTGGTATGATGCAGAATTATTTAAGTTGTATTACTATGAAGGTAATACCTTAGATTCATTAGCAGCCAAAACAAAGATTAGTAGGAATAGCTTATTTACGACAATAGACAAAGTAAGAGAAATAATTAAAAAAGAACTTGATGAAACTGTATGATCCAAAAAAGAAAGATATTTTTGTAATGCAGTTCGGATTTTCATATCCAAATGATCTTTTTGATAAAAAGAAAAAGTTAATAAGAAAATATGAAGTTTCTAGTACCAAATGGAATCTACAAGGATCGCATAGAAATATGTAAGTCTTGCGTTTATTATTTTAAACCGACAGGAACTTGTAAAGATTGCGGTTGTTTTATGAAGCTTAAGGCACGTTTGGCACCTATGAGTTGTAGTCAGGGTAAATGGCAAAAGACCACAGAAATAGAAACGCCAGATGATTTGCCAAAAGAAATTATAGATGAAGTGTTAGATATGTGGAAGGATTTAAAAACAGGTAGAGCAAAAGATCAAGCAGCTAAAAAAAGAATGATAGAAACCTATAACGTAATACATGGAACTAATTACAGTCCTACTACAAATTGCGGATCTTGTATTGCAACGTGCTTTGATGAAATTAAAAAATTATATAAAAAATACAGCGAATGAAAACAGATTACAAAAGAACCCCTAAACCTAATTATTATATAGGAACTACCTATGGCTATGAAGCAAGGCGTGTGGTGGAGGATTTTGAATTAACTTACAACATAGGCACAGCAGTATCTTATTTATTAAGAGCAGGCAAAAAAGATGGAAACCCATCAGATCAAGATATACAAAAAGCTATCAATCATTTACAGTTTGAGCTTGATAGATTATGTTCAGAAAGAGAAATACTAACAGGAGGACTAGCAATATGACATTATACAAATGCGAATGTGGTAAAGTAGAAATGGAGATAGGCAAAGCAACTATCGCTATGAGAGAAAACAAATGGGTTTGTATTCAAGCTCTATGTGATTGCGGTAAGTGGATGGATGCAGAACCTGAGGAGGGTATGCCTAATCTAATTAGAACAGAAGCATCTTTAAGTAAAAAGAAAAGGGGGGATAAGCTTTGGGATAGTGCTAAAGAAAAACTATGTGGTGAACGTGGAATTAATGAATCTTTTAAATAATGAGAAAGACAAGATCAAGAACATACTTAAAAGCTCTAACGAGTAAAGCTGTAAAATATTACTTTGAAAACCCAGACATCAGCATGAAAATTATAGCAGCTAAGTTTAGAATAAATCAAGAAATGCTTAGCGCTGGTATAAGCACGAACTTATCAAAAAGGCTAAACAACAGCCTATCAAGAAAGATAATAAATAAATATTAAAAAATTCTATTATATATTATGAAGCAACAAGTTAAGATCAGTCAAGTCAAAGGAAATCCTAATAATCCTAGAATTATTAAAAACGATAAGTTTAAAAAGTTAGTTAAGTCAATACAAGAATTTCCTGAGATGCTAAAGCTTAGACCTATTGTAGTTGATGAAAATATGATTGTGCTTGGTGGCAATATGCGACTTAAAGCAAGTAAAGATGCAGGACTAAAAGAGGTATGGATTGAAATAGCAGAAGGATTAACTGATGAACAAAAGAAAGAGTTTATCGTAAAGGACAATGTAGGCTTTGGAGAATGGGAGTGGGATATGTTAGCGAATGAATGGGATAGCGTACAACTTGCAGAATGGGGTTTGGATGTATGGGAAAACGAGGATGATAAAGAACCTGAAGCAGGATTAATAGATGATGATGAAATACCTGAAGTAAAAGAAAGCAAAGTAAAGCGTGGAGATATTTGGCAGCTAGGAGAGCATAGAATAATGTGCGGAGATAGTACAAGTTCAGATGATGTTGCTAAACTAATGAATGGAGAAAAAGCAGATTTAATTACAGACCCTCCTTATGGAATAAATGCGAACAAACAAACTTTAGGAATAGGAAAGAAACAATTTTACAGAGGTAAAGATTGGGATAAGGAAGTTCCTGACTTTTGGAATATGATACCTTTATTTGATAAATGTATAATATGGGGGGGTAATTATTTTACAGACAAATTAAGTATAACTAATGATTGGTTGTGTTGGCATAAAAAAAATGACAATCGAAGCTTTAGTGAATTTGAATTAGCGTGGAGTAATATTGGTAAAAATTGCAGAATACTCTCTCATCATTGGGGAGGTGAAAACAAATTACACCCAACTATGAAACCTGTTAAAGTGATAGAATGGTGTATCGGTATGATAAATTCAAATAATATTATTTTTGATTTATTTTTAGGTAGTGGCTCAACACTAATAGCAGCAGAGAAACTTAAAAGAAAATGTTATGGTATGGAATTAGATGAAAAGTATTGTGATGTAATAATAGAAAGATGGGAGCAATTTACAGGACAAAAAGCAATTAAAAATGGAACAAAATAGAACAAAGATTAACAAAGAGAGATTGCTCAAAGCATTAGAGTCAAGTCTAGGAGTAATTACTACTGCATTAAAAGCAACTGACCTATCAAGAACAAACTTTTATAAGTGGGTAAAAGAGGATCAAGAATTTGCAGACAAAGTGCAAGAAATAGAAAACATACAAAAAGACTTTATCAAGTCTAAGTATTATGAATGTGTGAAAGATAAAGTGCCTTCAGTTGTAATACACGCAGCTAAGACTAGACTAGGATGGAATGAAACGAATAGATTAGATGTAACTTCTGGCGATAAAGCTATTAATATGCCTGTCATAACATTTGTTGAAACTGATACTGAATAAAAAATATAATCCTTTATTTGAATCTGATGCTCGTTACTTTATAATCACAGGGGGTAGAGGATCTGGAAAGTCTTTTGCTGTTACAGTTTTTCTTACGCTGCTTACAATGTCTAAGAACATTAGGGTATTATTTACAAGATTCACAATGGTGTCAGCACATCTCTCAATTATTCCTGAGTTCTTAGAAAAGATTAGCCTATTAGGTTTTGATAATATCTTTAGCGTAAACAAAGCAGAAGTAGTAAACTTAGGTAATAAATCAGATATATTATTTAGAGGTATAAAGACATCAGCAGGTAATCAGACTGCAAGTTTAAAGTCATTACAAGGCATAAGCACTTGGGTATTAGATGAAGCAGAGGAGTTAATAGATGAGGATATATTCGATACGATTGATTTAAGTATTAGGGAAAAAGATGTGCAGAACAGAATTATACTTATATTAAACCCAGTCACTAAAGAGCATTGGATATACAACAGGTTCTTTCAGGACAAAGGCGTAGAAGCTGGTTTTAATGGCGTTAGAGACAATGTATGCTATATCCATAGTACATACCTAGACAATAAAGATAATCTCTCACAGAGCTTCCTAGAGCGTATTAAGACTATAAAGCATAGAAACTTTAAAAAATACCAACATAGAATACTTGGGTCTTGGCTTGATCGTGCAGATGGTGTAGTGTTTACTAATTGGACATTTGGAGAATTTAATCCTGATGGATTACAGACATCTTGTGGAATGGACTTTGGGTTTAGCATTGATCCAGACTCCTTAACAGAAGTAGCCATTGATAAGTCAAGGCGTAAGATCTATCTAAAAGAACATATCTATCAGAACGGATTAAAGTCAAATCAACTTGCTGAGATTATATTAAGCAAAGTAGATAATAAGTTAATCATTGCAGACTCAGCAGAGCCAAGACTAATAGCAGACTTAAAACATTTAGGTGTAAACATTAAGCCAGTTAAAAAAGGTACTATTGAAAGCGGTATAACCAGAATGCAAGACTATGAATTAATAGTAAGTCCAGAGTCAACAAACATAGCTAAAGAATTAAACAATTATGTATTTTCGGACAAAGCATCAAAATTATATGTAGATTCATATAACCATGCTATTGATGGCATAAGATATAATGTTATTTATCACTTAGATAATCCAAACGCAGGAAGGTATTTTGTACAGTAGTAAACTAAATTATGAATTTTTCTATTATATAGTAGATGAAGGTAAAGATTAAGAAAGAAGGCAAAGTAAAGCAGTTCAAATTAATCAGCAAGTGGAGTGATGTCACTCTTGAAAAGTGGCTGAAGCTGATTGATTATCATAATGGCACTAAGAGTAGTGAAGCGTTAAATACAATAGCAGAACTTTCTAATATTCCTAAGAAGTTAATAAAGGAATTAGAATTACAAGATGTTGCTGTTATTATGAGTAGCATATCGAAACTGCAAACGACACAAGATAGTTCTTTAAAAAGAATAATTGAAATAGAAGGTAAAAGTTATGGGTTTCATCCGAATTTAGATGAAATAACTCTTGGAGAA